CTCCGATCGTCCCCGGCGTATCGATTCCGCTGCCGCTGAACCCCGTAGGGTCAATCGTGCTTGTTCTAAACAAGCCAACAACCAGCATCGAACTTCCATCCCACGTCAGATTCGCCGATCCACCAAACACACCCGCGTTGTTGAACTGAATCTGCGTGTCGCTGCCGCCGGGGGTGGTAGGAAGCCCGATAGCGACGGCATCCCAGCCGTACCCGTTCCAAATCCAAGTGCGCCCGTCAAACGTGTACAGGTCATTGATCGCTGGCGAGTTTGGGAAGTTGATAGCCATTGTTTTCCTTTTCTTGAAGTAGATTAGAGCATCAGACTACCACGTAAACACCCAGACACACCCGTTCCCTCCGTTGCCACCTGCTCCTCCGAGATTCGTCGGCGTGCAGCCCGCGCCGCCACCACCGCCGCCACCGCCCACGGCCCCACCCGCGCCACCCGCACCGCCCGTGGTCGATGCCGTGTTGGTCGATCCGCCGCCTCCACCGCCCGTGCCGCAGGTGGTTGAGTTGCCGGCAACGCCCGGCGATCCCGCCGTTGGGCTGGCTCCGCTGACTCCCGCCGCTCCACCCGTGCCGACGGTGTAGGTGCCTGCACCGCCGCCTGCTGTGGCGTTCACGACGTTGCCGGTCGTGACAACGCACCCGCCGCCGCACCCACCACCACCGCCGCCGAAGATGCTCGATCCGCCCGTGCAGTTGGCCGGGACGTTGGTGTGGCCACCGCCGCCACCGCCGCCAAACTCGCCCGAGTGGGTGGTGATGACCGTGATTGGACCCGCTCCGCCCGCTCCACCCGTCGCACTTGCACCACTGGCACCAGGGAATCCGCCGACACCGGCTGCCGTGGTCGGGGTTGATCCGTTGCCGAAACTTCCGCCGCCACCACCGCCGCCGCCTGCTGCTGCTGTGATCGCTCCGCCAGAGCCACCACCGCCTCCGCCCGCCATCAGCAGCGTGCCACCGAACGTCGATGCTGCTCCGGGGCTTCCGGCTCCGCCCACGGCTCCCGCTGCTCCCGGCGTGCCGCCCGCGCCGCCCGCGCCAACCACCACGGAAACCGTCCCGCCGAGGTCGCTGGCATTGAACGTCTTTTCGGTCTTGGCACCTGCGCCGCCACCTGCTCCGCCCATGCGGATTGTGGTCGTCGCTGCTGATGCCCCTGCCCCGCCACCGCCGCCGGAACCGACGCAGATCACATGCACGAACTTTGGCGTAAATGATGTCGGCTTGGTCCACGTTCCGTTGGCGGTGAAGACCTGCGAATCGGTGGGTGATGCGGTGTCCCCGTCCACCCGCGACCACCCCGCGCCGTTCTCGTATTGCAGCGATTCACCCGCCGCAAGTTGCCCGGTCCACAGGATCGTCTCCGTGCCGCTCGCATCGAACTTCACCGTGAGCGTCTGCGCCACGGTGTCGGCGTTGTAGATGCTGATGAAGTCGATGACCCGCTGGGTGGACCCCGCTGGCGATCCGACCACATCCACGTCGGTCGTGTCGTTCGTGCTGATCTGGGTCCGGCCCGGCGTGTAGGCCGTGGTCGTGATGTCGCGCCAACAGGCAAACGCCTGCATCTGGTTCGTGGTCACAGCCCCGCCGAGAACGGCTTGGATGGTGTCGGTGGTTGCACTCAGAATAATCATGATCCGAGACTCCTTGCGAGGGCTTGTGGGGAAGTAAGACCGGAAGAACCGCCACCATCCGGCGCAGGAAGTTCGACCCACTGGTTGCTATCCCCATCTTCAACCCATGTGTATTCAACGCCGGTATCTGAATCTAGCCACCGATCACCTAGAGCCGGAGAGCCGGGAGCAGCAGACGAAACCGTGAATCCGCCTCCGCCACCGCCACCACCAGCGGCCCAAGATATGTCGCCGTCCGCGCCACTGTTCTTGGTGGGGACTTCCCCAGTTGCGCCGCCGGGTGGTAGATATTTCCAGCCGGGAATGACCATGAGAGTCCTTTCAGTATGGGAACCGAGCGTCGTAGTCGTTTTTTCTGCCTGAGCAGCCACAGTCGATATTCGCCGCTTTCATCGCGGCCTTGAATGCCAAGCCAACCACACCCGCCTCACGCTCGATTGTGCTGCCTACGCCGATGTCTCCGATCGTCCCCGGCGTATCGATTCCGCTGCCGCTGAACCCCGTAGGGTCAATCGTGCTTGTTCTAAACAAGCCAACAACCAGCATCGAACTTCCATCCCACGTCAGATTCGCCGATCCACCAAACACACCCGCGTTGTTGTACTGAATCTGCGTGTTGCTGCCGCCGGGTGTGCCGCCGCTGATCGTGCTGTACACGTTGCGGGCGGTCGCGGCATCCCAAGTGATCGCCTGCCCGTTCGTGGGCGTGCCCGCAACCAGTACAACCACGTCCCCGCCAGTGGTCGGAATCAGAAGATTGCTGCCCATGCGTTATCCCTTCACCTGCACGTAGCAGGAAATAGTGCCAGCCGAACCCGCCGAAGTGATTTTGAGCACCAGCCACCCGAACCCGCTGCAATCAATCGAACGCGAGAACGGTGCCGAGTTTGTGACCGTCGTAGCCGTTTCGAGTGCAATCGGTGTCGCTTGATCGTTTGAGCGGTACAGAGTGGCCGTCCACGTACCAGCACCTCCCGTGGCTTGCAGCGAACAGACCGACCACGCCCGCACGTCGAAGTAGAGGGATGTTGTACCGCCATCGTTGCTTGCGATCGTCTGGATCGGGAGTTGTGCTTGCGTGACAGCCATCAGGTGCATTCCTCCGAATACCAGTCCTCAGCGATGGTGAGGTAGATAACGCCATTGCACACCGCGCCGGGGTAGATGAACCGTGCTTCTTGATCGGACGATTGAGGAATGGGGAACGCCCTGATGAGGTACGGTTGTGGGGCACGGGGCACGGACGGGATAACTCCCGCCTGCTCGGACACAAGCCCGTTTGGTGTCTGCGCCGCAACGGTGTACGAGATGCCAGCGGCGTACCCAACGTCCATCGGATAGCCCGGTGGCGGATCGACGTTCTCGAAGTCGAGAATGGCAAGTAGCACGAGTCCCGGCACCTGACCGGAGATGTCGGGAACCGCCGCCGTTTGCAATACCTTTGGGGCTTTGTAGATTCGGGGGTTGTGGTTCATCCGGTACTCCAGATGAACTTGGACGCTCCGGGAAGTGACCGCCAGCCGGATACATTGGTCTTGTACGGCATCTGGAAATACCAGCGCGGCATCAGGTTGGAGATGTTCCCGATCGACGTGAACTCAAACCGCATGTCCATCGTGTGATAGGGCGGGAGGACGTACGCATCGTCCGACGTGTTCGGGTACATCGGCTTGACTTCATTCGCCGGAACGATCATGTTCGCGTTGCCAGTAGCAACATACCGTCCCGCTCCGTCGAACTGCTCGTACGTGTACGTCTTGGGTGGCACCGCCGAAATGAACTTCACACCCTGCTGCCATTGCCAGTGGTACGTCACTTCCAGCCATTGCACGCCGTGGAGCCGGATATCTCCGCCAAGGAACAGGCACGGCTGTACGTGGATCGGGAGTACGTGCAGTTCCTTCGCCCTTGCCTCCAGAGCTGACTCGACAGATTTGAGCGTCGAACGTGGCACCATGACCGTGTGCGTGATCGCTTCCACCGCCATCGGGGTTGAGAAATAGGACTCGACGTACCCGAATGACACGCGGTTCTGTGACCCGAACGCCAGCGGCGCACGCCGCGCGTAGGGAATGGACACCATGCTCTGTTGCTGGGCCGTCGAGAGGCCAACCCCAAGCGGGGCAATGCGCGGATCGTTCGTGTAGTGTGCGATCGCATCGAAGTGGATCGCGCCAGGGCGGAGCGTGTAGTCGTGGAGGAAGCAATCGACGGGCGTGATCGCGTTGCTTCCCTCTTCGGTGGTAACGAACGATGGGCCGACAGCCACATTCATCCGGTGTCCAAAGTCCGGCATGAACGCGGGGAGAACCATCACGCCATTGATCGTCTGGCCGACGTTGAGAATCGGGATCGACAGGAACGGTGCCGCTGCCGTGCCGGTGGCAAAGAAGTTGCGGGGATTTCCGCCCGTGATGCGAAACGTCCGCGTGAAGTGGACATAGCCATCCCGATCAAGCGAGATGTCCTGCGAAGAGGTGAGTAGTTCCTGCCAAGCCATCAGTTTCCTTGCGTGGTGACGGAGCGGATCATGTTCTGTTGACCGGCGTAGCTCTGGTACACGCCGACAAGCGTGCGGGTCATATCAGCGTTTTCCTTCAAGGCCGCAGCAAACGCCGCGTATTCAGCCGGACCCATCCTTTCGCCGGTCTGGGCGAGAACGGGAGAATGCTGGATACCGAATGAATCAGCCGCCTCCGCAATGGCGCGACCGGCGACGTTCTCCCGCCCGCTTTCGATCAAGCCCTGACGCTGCCGATACAACCGTCCGAGCGTTCCATCGTTCTGTTCTCGCCTCTTCTGGGCCGCTTCGCGTTCGGTTGTTCCACCCCGCATGGTGCCACCGGAAACGCCCGCGATCGTTGTATCGAGTGCGGCATCAATCAGATCGGTAGGCCCGAAGTCCTTTGCCAGTTTTTCATCCAGACCGATGTTCTCGGATTCAAGACGCTTGATCTCGTCATCGACGAACGTGCCCGGCGCACGTCCACCAACACCGCCCGCCTGTTGAGAAAACTTGTCGGAGTTGGTGCTTTGCTGGCGAGCAATCGACGCACTGAGCATGTCGAGCGATTGCTTCAGGTCCAGTTGAGTCTTGGACACTTCAAAGACGTATGAGCCGATCTTCTCTCCGATCTGCTCAAATCGGGTGAACACCGCCATCGCCTGATTCAGAAACACACCGAACGCCGCCGCGTCGAATATCTGCCCGCCCGGTCCTCCCATCGGCTGAGCGGGTGCAACGCTTGCACCGCCACCACCCGCCGTGTTTGGCCCCCCACCCGCCGCGCCTCCCATGCCCGGCCCATTTATGCCGCCACCAAAGCCAACTCCACCCGGACCATTCACGCCGCCGCCTACACCGCCAATGCTGCCTCCAATGCCGGGACCAGTTACACCACCCTGCGAAGCGGCAAAACCCTGCGCGTACGCAGCCCCCGCCTCCTGCCCTTTCTGCGCCGCCTGTTGCGTGGCTGCATCAAGTGCTGGCGTAAGTCCGGCTAGGTCAGCCGTTACGGGGATTTGTACTGAGAAGTCGTCCTGTGGCATGGAATCACGCTACGGTCAATGCTCCCGAACCCTGAACGTCGATGTCAACGCGGACGGGTGCGCCGACCTCGCATGTGAGTTGAATGCGGGTCCACATGGAATCGGCAAACGTGTATGTCCGACCGCTGTACGCCTGAATGACAAGGGCACCAACCGCCGCACCGCCCGCAGACCAGAGCGGGTCCGTATTGATCGTGCTGCCGAAGGTCTTTGTTCCGAAGATGCCGCCAGCCGCCGTAGTTGTTCCCGTCATCTTCACGTTGTACGCGGCGACGTTCTTATTCCGCACCGCGATGGTGCTGTTGAGACTGGAGATGATCGCGGACGATGCGAGCGTGCCGCCGGTCTTGTACGTGAGCGTCAGGACCGGGAGCGATGCCGCAGGCGCGGGAGGAAGCACAACCGCCGTCGCCGAGTCGATGCCAGCCGTGAACGAACACGCCGCCTGAAAGATGTCAGGCATGAATGACCGCCAGACGACGGACGGGTTGAACTCCGTGATATCGTGAACTGCCGGGGTCGATGCCGTCCACTGCCAGCCGGGGACGTGCAAGGCGTATCCGCCCATGTCGTACGCCAGCGTGCCAGCATTGCCAAGGTACGGCGTGCTGCCCGCATACGCACTGATCGTCGCACGGCACATTTTCAGGCCTGGGATGCTGGTGGCCGCGAACGCCTGAAATGCCGTGACATCGGGCGTGTCCGCGCCGACAAACACCGTCGCTCGTGCGGGCGAGATGCCAGCGAGAAGCGTGCTGTAGAAGTTCGCGGAACCCCACGATACGACGGAGCCCGAGTCGCCTTTTGTCCAGTATGCCACCCGACACCTCTTTCAGGAAGTAGGCCGCCGCTTTTCAAGGCGGACCTCGAACGTCAATACGAACTCTCTCACACCAGAATCATCGAACCCCGTAGCGTCAACCCAACTCTTGAAAACCATGATGTCAGCCACGTAGTCAGTCTGCGCAATCCCCGTGACAGCCGGGAATGTCGGTGTCCACCGATCAAGCCCGAACGTCGGTATCCGCGTGGTCTGGCACACCCAATCACCCAGCAGACGATCCCGAATCTGGATCATCTTCGCAAGGGGCATGCTGTCCACGAGCGACATGGTTTGATGAAAGATGTGAACTTCGATCGTGTGGAGTTCAAGCCGACCCTCGAACGTGTCGTCATTGATCGAACCGACAGGCGCGAACGTGATGAGTGGATAGGACGTGCCTTCCGGGTCAACCGCCGGTACCGGAAACGATGCCGTGACGTTGGTAGGTGCCCCGAGCATCGCCGTGAGCGTGGTATCCGCAGAGATGCGGGTGCCAATCGCGTTGAGAAGTGCTGGCATCCAGTAGTAGAAGGTGCTCACATTGCACCCGCTTTCATCTGTTCCAGAAACACGGCTTTGAATCTTGCTCGCGCAGCATCAGTGGCCAACTTCGCGGCGGGAACCAGCCACGGACGTGGCTTTATAGTGATGGACCGTTTCAATACGAACACCGCGCCGCCCTTTTTGATCTTCTTTCCTTTAGTTGTCATTTCCATCAGAAATGCCTTGCCGTCCTTCTTTATCAACTTGAGGTTGAATACTCGCAAAGACCCCACAACTCCAGCACTCGATGCGTATCTACTTCCCAATCTCCGCAGCATGATCTGCGCCGGAAGATTGATCGGGATGGGCAGGAATCTCACGTTTTTCGCGCGGATGGTTGCTCCATACTCCATCCACTTTCCCTGTGGTGCTTCTTTGCCTGATCCGACCCGAGCCGTCAGTGGCGTTCCAAGTTCATATGGGCTGGCCACGCGAATCGACCGATACAGTTCGCCCGTCTGGTAGTTCGGCGGATTCCCCGGATTCGAGTGCTGGCCATACGTGCCCTTGTGAACCAGATACTTCGCTTCCTTGGCAATCTCCATAGCGGCCTGAGTGACAGCCATGTTCGCGGCACGAATGACGCGATCTTGAAGGGCTTGGAGATTTCCGCTGAACTGACTCAACGGTTGATGCCTCCGGTGATGTGTTGGCAACGGACACGGATGTACCACCCACGCCCAACGTCATCCTGAGGGTCGGATTCGACCGATAGTTTGATATTCGACATGCCCGTGATGTTGGTGATCTCGTCGGACACCTTCACGGCAGTACCAAACGGAAGGTACACGTCGTAGGCGGTTTTACCGGCGATGGACGGACGACCAAGTTCCTCGTCTGTCAGCACGTCCACCTTGCACGCCACCGTCACAGACGATGGAGATGCCGGTGTGCGCTCAAACGTCACTGTGTCCTGTTGCCAGAGAGACGTGTTGATCGTGCATGTCTTGTTCAGCAGCGCGGCAACGCTCATTGGCCACCGCCCATCCGCTTAAATCGCAGGAACAGACGTTCCTGTGCGGACATGCCATCGGCATACCCGTTCATCGCTCCGTTTCCAAGATCGTACTTGTACTTCCCGAGCGATTCAGATTTGAATGCCAACTGAGCCGGGGTGAGCAACGCCTGAGACAGCAGCACGTCAACGTACTGGTACAACGCACCTTGCATCCCAGCCGGATACGAGCCATCGGCGTACCCGGCCACATAGACGACCGTGATATTCTGGTGTCCGGCAGGGAACACAGGATTCTGCGTCCACACGCTCGCATACTGGTTTACGATATCTCCGCCGCTGATGAACAACGCGCCATTGCCAACATACCCACCGGGCGGAGAGAACTTCAACACGCCACTATTCACGTCGTAGGCCAGCGATTGCAGATTGATCGTTGCGCTCGTGCCCGCCGGGGTGGTAAGGGTCACGCTGGTAATCGACGTGATCGGCGTATTGAACAGCGTGATAGACGTTTGATTGTTACCGTCATGCTTCTCGGTGAACGTGGCGGTAGCAAGCGTCCGACCCGTGTAGGTCTGGAAGTCGTCAATCGCCTGCGGCACAATGACAGCAAGCTGGGCATCGTACGTGGTGCCAGAGATGCCCTTGAATACCTTGTATCCGCTCGCGTCAATGACCGCCATCACGCCCCCCTTAGTTCGTGAGCAACGCCTCGATGATCTGGGTGGCTCCGGTGATGCTTGATGCGGTTTCAACGAACACGATGAGGTAGTCGGCACCGAGAAGGTCGGTTCCGGTCGTTGAGTGCAGAGCCGAGTACGAGTACGTGCCATCACGGATGTCAGTGGCCGAAGTGCATGTCAGCGTCTGCGCCGATGCCGCAATCAGGTACTTCACCGTGCCATCGGTCGGGAATGTCGTGGAGATGAGTCCCGCACCATACGCCGAGATGATCCGAATGACCGGAGATGTCGTGACCGTCGCGCCGTTGGCGTACCGACATCGAATGAAGCATCGCGTGGTGCCCTTGGCAAGCGGAATGGCGATGACGTTTGCCGAAGTGACCGCACCGGGTGTGTAGATGTCCGAAGCGGACTGGGCCGAAGCTGCGTTTGCATGGACCGTGACCCACGCACCCTTTGCGGATGTCGGTACCGATGCAGACGCGCCAAACGCATTTGGATTAGCAGTCTGCGTTGATATTGCCACTTGTCACGCCCTTTCCGTGTGGGCGGAGAGCGTCCGCCTGTTTGGTCGATGCTGATGCAACCGCCTTGGTGTGGATTTCGAGTGGTGCCTCAACGGCATTCCCCTTTTCCACCAGCAGTTTCGCGTGGTCGTCATTCACGTCGAGAATGGATCCAATACCGCGATCCATCGTCGGTTTGAGCAGTTTGATTCGCATAAAACCCCGGAGCCGCTTTTACGCGGCCCGGAGCAGGAGGGACGTGAGTCCGTTAAGCGTTGTTGGGGATATACCGCCACTCGGCGATGCCATCGGCGGAGCCGGACGTGTTGCCGTTGCCGCGTTCGGTGTCGGACGATGGCATCTGGTTGTAGCCCATGCCGACAATCACGCCAGCGACAAGTGTCGCACCCGCGCCGCCCGTGACGGTGATGCGGATGAAACGCTTGCGAACGCCTCCGGTCTTGAGGACGGCGACGTACAACTTGTTGTCACCAGCAGCCGCCGTAGGAAGGGCGAACGTGGTGGTGCCGGACGATCCAGCAACAACGGTGTACGAACCGCCGGAGGTTTCGCACTCTTCAAGTCCAAAGTTGCCGGATGTGTTCGCCGCCACGTTTCCGGTAGCGATGATGGCGAGCAGTTCTTTCGGGGGACCGATTCCGCCCGCCTGCATGTCGAACGGCACCGTTGAGGTGGTCGTCGCACCAGTCGAGTCGATGGGCCGGAGAAGTCCGGCGATTGCAGCAGTTCCAGTGAAAAGCATGATGGTTTCTCCAAAGCCGGGGGCGGGACAATCCCAGCCCGCCGGCCCGTATGGGGTTTAGGTGGTCTTGAGGCAGGCGATGGGGCCGTAGGTCGATCCGCGACCGTCGCCGTGGATGTTGACGGTGAAACGAGAGATGGCCCGCACTGCGAACGCATCCGAAGCGAAGTAGACGTGTTCGGATGTTGCGATGGTCAGATCGCGGCGATCGCCGAGCATCGACGCGGCCATGTAGTCGCCGAAGTACAGACCCTTGGAAGCCGAAGCGGAAACGGTGGGAAGCACTTGCGAGAAGATGACCGGCCAGCCCTTCCACTCCGCGCCCTGTCCGTCCCGAAGGCCGAACATCGTGCGGAACTCTTCCTGCTTGCCGCGTCCGCTGGACGTGTACATCGGCTGCATGACCTGTGCGTAGTACTGGCGAGAGGTGATGAACGCGCACCGGGTGATGTCCACGTTCTCGACCGTGCCGATCAGTTTGTTGATGTCACCCTCAGTAATCGCCGACCACGCATTGCCAGAAGCCGACACGTAGGCCGAAGATGGGAGGGCGTTGGCGAGGCCGACATCTTGGTTATACGTCGCCGTGCCGTCACCGAGGAAGTAGGTCTGGTCCTCCGCCTTGGTCTGGGCCTCGACCGCCGTGCGTGCGAAGATGTCCGTCACGGAGATGGCCGAGTCGTCCAGAAGTTCATTGGAGAACTGGGCCAGACGGCCCCACTTCTTCACGTTCAGGGACACCAGATCGGTGTTGTCATCGCCAGCCGTGATGGACTGCAACTCGCCAATCGGAGCCATCGCATTGATGGCCGTGATACGGGGCTGCATCTTGGTATCACGCGCCATCGGAACCACATTGCAGACCTTGCGGGTCACGCCGTACAGTTCCTTCAAATAGATCAGCGTTGCCTGATACTCGGGCGGAACCAGAACGCCGCCGGTCGTGGGGTTGTACTCAGACCCGGACTTGGTGAGAATCTCCTCGTCCGCAGCACGCTGGCTGTAGTTTGCCGTGACGTGATGGCGAGAAGCGAAGCCGTAGCGGAGAGCCGCACCGACCACTTCGGCGGAGTCAGCGTCCGCGAAGCACGTTTGGCCCTTCTCGATGCCGATGCCCTGCGACTTGGCGCGGGCCTCGTAGTTCTTCTTCAGGATGCCGACGTTTCCGCCGCCCTTGACGTGGATCGCCGGGCCGTCGCCTTCGACAAACGCGCCGCGAGACTTGGGAGCCGCAGGAGCGTTGGCCTTGGGCGCGGGGGTGTCGTCAAAACGCAGTTTGGTCTTGGCCTGCGCCGACTTGTGCATCGCGTCAAGGTCGATCGCGGACTCGTCGGTTTCACTGACCAGTTCGATGCCGTTGTCGGCGACGTACTTCTTGACCGCAGCGAGGTCGTTGTCGTCCCCCGCGTAGGGATTCTCCGCGATGCCCTTGAGCATGGCGAGGAGCTTTTGCCACTTGTTCATTGTTGTACCCGATGGAAAGAGGACTAGCCGTGGCTAGTGCTGATTCGCTGTCGGGTACGTCGGGTGCCGTTGGCCGAGGGAGACTCGGGTGCCGTTGGCCGTCGCGCCGGTTGGCGTTGAGCGATGAGATGTCAACCGGAGTGAGTGCCCCGGACGTTCGATTATACCCGCAAAGTGAGCCGGGTGTTTGTCTTGATCGCGTCTTCCAATCCCATTGCCGCCGCCGTGTGCCGCGTGATCTTGCCCTTGGCTACAAGACGGTCCAGAAGCGATTTCGTTCGATCGTCCGCCGTTGCCTTCTGGGATTGGCAATCGACGTTACACGGGAATGCCACAACGCTCAGTTCCAGCCACTTCCATTTGCGGATGATCGTGCTGGGAGATATGCCGCCCTTGCCCGCGTACGCCTTCTTCTCGTCCGATGACGGGGGTCCGTAGTCCAACGCCTGAAACCCGATTGAGCAGCCGATGCTATCCTCAGCCGCAAGCGCAACCGCAGCGTCGGCAATGGCATTGCCTGGGAGCATGTACACGCGGACCTTCCACCCGGCCTTGCCAGTTGTGGTGTTCATAAACGGCTGGATATGCCGTTTGATGCCAACAACATCTGTCAGGCCATAGGAGTGATCGGCGAAAACCTTGTTGTTCTGGTCGAAGTACGACAGGTCCGCGCCGCCGGGAACAACAACCTCGCTTTGCAGGTCGATGCTGTCGGTCGTGGCGATGAACGAGATTGTTCGCCCGTCGTTCTCGACAACGGCAGACTTGCCGAAGGATGACACCACGCCGACCGCATCATCGGGCTGGAGGCCGTGGCGAGACTTGATACCAGATACCAGTTGCTTGCCGTTGATGACCATGTTTATATCTCGCTCTCACTGTTCAACTTGACCACCGCCTGCGGTGACATCGGTTTGCGATACGACGAATGCGGGGACGGTGCCTCTGTGCGATCCGTGCCCTGATAGTTGCGAGGAAGGCCGTTGCGGATCGAAACCCGACGTATAGCGATGTCTCGGCATTCATGGCAGTAGTTCCCGAACCACGCTGTTTTTCCACACTCACAGAGTTTTACGTTCATTGGACTGGCTCCAGAACGGCATCAATCGAACACCGGCACGATGGGTGCGCCGGTGGTGCCCAAATGCCCTCATCACTCCCACCGCTGGCGTACTTGATCTCGATTGGCGTTTCCTTGCCCGGAACCGTGTACGTGTCGCCAACCTTCGCAAACGGGGTTTCGATGTCCCGCGTGTCACCGAACGCCGTGACGAACGCCTGACACGTCGGGCACGCGCCCGGAGCAAGCGTCCACTTGACCCGCTTGATACCCGCCTTACGCCACGCATCAATCTGCCCGTGGTTCTGTGCCCGTGCCGTCTCCGTTCGTGCGATCATCGCGGGCCGGTAATCCTTGCTCTCTTCGATCATCGCACGCACAGCCGCCGTTCGCTGTCCTGCCGACGAACCTTCCTGAATCTGATTCTTCAGAACGTCGCGGATGTCGTCCGCCGTCGTCTGAGAGATATCATCGGCAAGGCGGATCGTGTAGTTCGTGATGAACTTCTCCGCTGCAGAATCCAGCGAGAACGATCCAGCCACGTTCTGTCCGATGCTTGCGTATCCCTCAACACTTCCCATCTTGAATGCCTGACCAATCGGAACCGAGAGCGAGGATGCCAGTTCGGATTCGTACTCATCCAGATCGTCGATCATCTCGCCCGCGTCCGGGTCCGCCGCGATGTGGTCCAGCCACAGACGAATCAGGGCATCGATCTGGGCGCGGATCGGTGTATACGCATCCGATGGCGCATCCTTCACCTGCAACTCATGCTCGCAGCATCCGTCTATGGCACGCTTGGAAAGCGGAACGTATTTCGGTGCCGGAAGTTCCTTGACAACCGCAGACTTCTTCGGCTTGGGTTTGCCGGGCTTGGGCTTGTCCTCACCCGGCGCGGGCTTCGTGGCCTGCGCAAGTTCCATAGCCCGTTCGTGCTGGTCAGGTTCCCCGTCCTCTTCGGGTGAGCGTCCGCCCACAAGTTCCAGAGCGTACTTACGCGACCAGATGCCGAGGGACACAAACTCCTTCACGTCCGCACGGACTTCCGCCTTGTTCTCGGGAACAGGATCGTCGTAGCCGAACCAGTATTCGCCGGGGTCGATTCCATACAGGGGGAGCAGCGATTCGGTCCACTCTTCCGCGTCCTGTACAAGCCGTGGCGCAACCGTCCAGCGTGCGTAGAACTCCTGCGCCGACTGCGACCCCGCAAGGTTCGCGTCGTTCATCCGCCAGAATGTTTCTGGGATGCCATACGCGGCCCCGATCATCGAGCGGATGTCCTGACGACCAGCAAGGTATTCCATCTCCTTCTGCGTGAACTGAAGGGGCTGCACGTCGCCATCACGGAAGAACCAGAAGTCTCCCCGCTTGGTCGGCCCCTGATGCCGGGACTCAATCTCCGCTCGCATCTGTTTCAGTTGTATGTCCGTTGTCAGCGACGATACCTTCACCGCGAAGTCGGGGCGTGCGCCCTTGTTCCACAGCGATAGTTCAGAGATGGTCGATGCCGAGTAGATGTCCGCCTCTTGAAACACGCAATGCAGGGGCGACAGACCACCGTACGGATCGGTGTTGCTCGGGAAGAACTGCTGCCAGAGAATCTCATCTGGCTCGAATCGCTTTTCGTTGGGCGTGTCGCGTCCGTAGATGTACCCGCTAATCAAAGTTTTCTGATCTGGGATTGGACGCACGCGATCGGTGAACAACACGAACAGTTCAGTCGGAATCTCTCCGCTGGGCTGAATCAGCGAGATGTACCGCCGCCCATACAACTCCCACTGCATGAAACACGCCTTGGAGAACGTGCTACCGCGTTGCCAAGGGTTCGCGTTGTTGAGCAGATCAAGGGCCGGATGGTCCGTCACTTCCTCGATATCACCGCGTGAATCGTCGGCCATGCTTGCGGCCTTCACGCCCACGCGGGAAGGATTGAGCAGGTACTTCACCTTGCGATGGTCCGTCACCTTGCGGCCAAGCCACTTGACCTTGCCAGCCGCATTCCCCTTGCGATACATTCGCATCCGATGGCTGGCGCAGTTCGTGGAGTTGAAGTACGCGCACCACATCACCATCGACTGCACGCGCTTGGACAACTCGAAGGCGTCCGTGCGGCGGAACTGGCGGGCCGAACGGTCTGATGTCGTGACCGTCGCGCCAAGGACATTGGCATCGCTCGTCTGGCGTTTGACGCTGATACCCTTGGCTCGCTTGGCCATCACTCGCCCCCGTGACAATATGTAGTGGTGTCAGCGTCCATGCACTATCCCTAGTGTAGCGATGACTACAAGTTTTGCCACAGCCGATCGTCCATCACGGAACGCCGTGATTCGGTTGTGGGTGTTCCGGCTTCTGCGAACATGACTGTTGGCTGGGCGTTGAGGTCGAGGTGGGCCGTGGCGTACCTCAATGCGTCTTGTGCATGGTCGTGCGCCTTCACGGGTTCATCGAGCGGCTTATTCGGCTTCCACTGGTATGTTTCCATCTCTCGAATGAGGTTCGGACAGCACGGATCGACCGTCAGGCGAGGCCGCTTGTCGGGCTGGATTCCGAGCCGACCTTGTACGCAGTTTATGCCCGGAACCACGTCATTCATGGCCGGAATCACTGGTAGATCGGCGTTGCTCATCTCGGCGATCAGGTCTGGGCTTGACGGGTCAACCAGAACCACGTCCACGCTGCGCCCGCCGATGAGTCGCTTCACTTCCCGCACGCGATCGGCAACCAACAGACCGGACTTGTACACCTCACCGCACACGCTCATTCTTCCGTCGCCGTCGATGCCAATGAGCAGGCATACAAACGGGTTTGTGTACCCGTCGTCCACGCCGACAATGAACCGCTTGAAACTGTCCGGGTCCGCCGTCTGGACATGAATCTCCCGATCCCATCGGTCATAGACCAGCCCTTCCGCGCCGCACCACTGGCCCAAGACGAATCGGCGATACCAGAGCGTGCCCTTGTCCCGGTCCAGCATCGCCAGATAGTCAGCTTCTAGGTAGAAGTTGTCCGATGTCATCGTGGAGATGCACCGGCAACCCTGTAGCGGGGTCGAGTGGCCCGATCCGGGCGTGGCGAATCGCTTGGCGAGGAAGTGCGAGGGAGAGCCGGGATTGCAGGCCATGTTGACCTGTTTGGGCACGCCGGCGATGTTGATGCTGGCACGGGACAGAAGCATCCGGTAGTCTGCCTCATCCAGTTCGGTCGCCTCGTCAATGTTGACCCCGGTGCCCGAGTACGAACCGGCCCGTTGCTGCACGCCTTCCGCGCCGTCATTCACCAGCGAGAAGTACACAATCTCCCCGCCGTTGTGGATACGGATTTCCTTGTCCGCCTTGTTGTGGGTGTACGTTCCGGGAGGAATGACCGGGGGGTTGTCGCCGTCGCCCTGTAGCAGCGTTTTCAGGGTGGTTCCCTTCAACGCCGGAAGGGTCTTGCGACAGAGGATTTCGCGGGCACCCTTGCGAGCGGCGCGGGCGTAGGTCTTGGCACACAGGGAGTAGGTCTTGCCCGCACGTACAGCACCCGAGTACATGACTTCGGCTTCGTTTGCCTGCACAAACTCCATCTGCTTAGGGAGTAGGTTGAATGTGGGCATGGGCTATTCCACAACCTTCGGCGCGGGTGGCTGGGCCTGATTGAAAATGATCTGCACCGCTACGGGTGCTGTTGGGGTATCAGACTGACCCACACTGCCCTTCTCAGCGTGCAATGCCACCTCAATACCCTTGTCGGTTACGGCTTTTAGGAACTCCGATGCCCGCAGCTTGTCCCGGTGGGTGGCTTCCTCATCGTCGATGATCGCCTCTGCCGTGGCTATGGCTTTCCCTAGGCCGATATCCCCGACGTGCAATCCCCGCTGGATGGCACACTGCATGGTGCGAAGCACAGCCCGCCGCCCTATGCGGTCTAGGAGCAATCCCCCAATACCCCCGTCTGGGTTTGGGGTCGTTGGCATGGATTCACTCATTGCGACTCATTCTCAACTTCCAAATGATTCTCAGTCTCAACTACGGTAGGCATGTTCTGATGTACTCTTTGTCCAAGCACGCCCACGGCTACCCGTAGGAATGGGCGGATCAGTCTTGGCACACTGGGGACGTTGCAGCGATCTACACCCATGAGCCGGTACGGGAACAGGCAACGTAGAACACGCCTTCGGGTAGTTCGCTGGTTGCCGACTTGTCGAGGGTGCCCAAACACTGACAGGGC